CCGCACTGAGTATAATAAAAATGTTACAAAATGATTACAGCTTCCGAAGTTCTTCGTATAGTGCAAATGATGCCAAGTTCTTTCCTTTGCTCTCTGCCATAATGTCGAATTGGTCGTTGAAACTCAGTGCCCATTGATTAACAGCTGAATTCCAATAGAAGTCTGAGTGGGCTCTAAGTTTTTGTTTCTTGTGTCCTGACTCTAACAGAGTTTTCATATCGGGCATAGTTTGTGTACAATGACCTTTTAGCCAATCTTCACGGCTAACACTATAATGCATAGTAGGACGATGACCGCGCCAGGAATCCAATACACGCTTAACATGATCCGAATCCGGGTCAATATACTTGCCTTCTCTACACCAGTGATGATGTACATCAAGAACAATAGGAACAACGTCACTAATAGTGAGACAATCATCTAATCCCCAGGCGTTTTCTTCGTTTTCGATTGTGATGCAGTTTCTTGCTTCAGGAGACAGGCGACTATACGCTCGTCTAATACCGTCAGGACCTTGTCGCCCACTAATGTGAACATTGATTTTAAAATCTTGAAAAGTTTTACCATATCCCATCCAACTTGCCATTGTGGCATGATACTCGAATTCTTCTATACTACGTTCTACTATGCCTTCACTGGCAGAAGCCAAAACAGTGAACTGGCCAGGATGCATACTAAGGCGAACATTCCTCTCACGAGCCAAAGCCCCCACTTGCTCAAATCCTCTTTCGCAATAGGCTCGGACGGCGGATTGTCGCCAGAACTGTCCCCAAGTCGGCTCAGTGAATACAGGAAGTATATCGCTGCTAAGTCGTACCATTCTAAGATTTTCATTAAGATTACCCACCCTTTCAACGAGCAATTGTGTGGACTCAATGTTTTGAACCATGAGATCCCATAGCTTTTGTTCAGCTACTTCTTTGCTTTGTCTATTTAACCAAGCAACGGTAGTGGACCCAGTATTATATTTTTTAGCGTCGTCGTTAGACTTAATGCCATTAACTTGCGAAATATCATCAATCCATTTGCAGGCAAATCCCAGGCGTTTTACAGTCATATTTTATCCATTTATAAGCAAACACATAAATATATTGTACAATATTTTTCAATAGAAGTCAACATGGCAAATACTAAACATCAAAGTAAAAGAAAATTCCATACAGTTTATCAAACTACAAATTTGGTAAACAATAAGATTTATGTAGGCATTCATTCTACAGATGATTTAAACGATGAGTATTTTGGATCAGGCACAAATATAATTCGCGCTATTTTAAAATATGGTAAGTCGTCTTTTAAGAAAGAAATACTATCCATTTTTGAGACTCCTGAAGAAATGCTTTCTAAAGAGAAAGATATAGTAACACCCGAATTCTTAAAAAGACCTGATGTCTATAATATAGTAGAAGGCGGATATGGTGGGTATAATAAAGGCACCACTGGACTAAAACATCTTCATCATTCTATAACTAATGAACGATGTGCAGTTCACCCTAATGCTGTAGATAAAATGTTACAAGATGGATGGGTGATAGGTAGAAATATGTCTTCTACATCGAACACTACTTGGATCTATAAAGATTGTGAAAAGAAGATGATAGTTTTGTCTGAATTGTCTAATTATATCAAGGACGGGTGGATTCAAGGTCTACCTAATTCACCGACAGCCGGAAAAGTCTGGGTTTATCATTCTGAATTAGACGAATACAGTTTATGTGATCCAGAGGATCTATCTAAAATGCTATCAAAAGGGTGGGTTAGAAAAAAATGGGCTCCGGTAAAAAAAGGAGCCTGCTGGATCAATAATGGCACCAGTAATCTTCGAATTGATAAAACTGAAATTGAAAGTTATATTTCAAACGGATGGAAAAAAGGAATGATTACTTCTCGATGGTGCTAATTATTAGATAATTCCTTAATACGCTCAGCAGCCATTGTTAGTAACATAGCTAGTGCGATGTTTCCGTCTACACTTTTACTAGCGATCTTAAGTGTGTCAATAAGTTCTTCGTTTGTCATTTTTTTGATAGAGTGAACGAACCATCTTTGTTATCAATCCAAACCAGCGTATCACCCATTTTCCAACCCAACTGTTCACATAGTTCGTCTCCAAGAGGCAAAACATATTCTTTGAGAGTTTTGTCGTATACAACTGATATGGTATGTGTAGTCATAGTATATTATAACACAAAACAAATTATTATACGAGCATATTTCATAACTAAATATTCCGATGATAAACAAAAAATTAGGATATTATCTTGTTGATGATGTGGAGTTTGATTCCAAACTCCAAGCTTGTATATATGCAACACAACACAACAAAGATGTCAAATGGATGTTTAATGATTGGATGTTCAGCAGATATCCTTGGCATGTTGAACCCAGCGAAACATTAGATCAACTATACGATCAACGAGCTCGGCAATTAAGAGAAAAATATGATTACATCATTATCAGTTATAGTGGTGGTGCAGATAGTCATAACATAGTAGCGAGTTTTATTCGTCAAGGTCTGCATATTGATGAATTAGTAGTTAATACTATGGAATCAATTACAGATAAATTTACAGTCATTGATCCCATAGTTAAAAATCCAGAAAATGCCGCAGCTGAGCATCAACTACAGACTATTCCAAGACTTAAAGAAATTGAAAAACTCTGTCCTAAAACTAAAATATCTATTTTAGATTTAAGTGATTATTTACGTACTTCGTGGTTGTCTGCCGGTGATGCAAGTTGGGTAATGGACAAACGTGAAGGGCTTAATCCGTTAAATGTAACAAGATTCAATTATCTTCATTTTGATGCTGTACGTAAACAGTTTGATCGAAATAAAAAAATTGGTTTAATTTTAGGAATCGAGAAACCCAGAACTATTATCGGAAAGGAAAATAAATTCTACATTCAGTTTAGTGATCGTGCATCGAATATTATTACAATCGAAAATCACATTAAAGATTATACTAACACAACAGTTGAATATTTTTATTGGAGTCCTGAAAGCGGTAAGATGTTGGCAAAACAGGCTCATGTTATCAAACAATGGCTGGAACAGGACCTAAACAGAAGAAAGCTTTGGCATTGGAAAACCAACAGTACTCCCAATATATTCCGTCATTATCACGAAAGGATATTAAGAACTTTGATATATACAACGTGGAATGATGCATGGTATCAAGCAGATAAAGCTACTAAAGATTGGTATAGTGAATTTGACACTTGGTTCATTGAAGGTTTTAAAGGAACGGTTCAACATTGCATTTGGTTAGAAGGTATCAAATATGTTGAAGATAAAGCAGCCAAATTTATCAATGCTAAAGATGGTATTAAAGACGGTCTTAATGTTTTTTTAAAACATTATTACATTGGAGAAATGAATTCTCCATCTATAGAGGATTAAGAAAAATGAAATTTGAAGAAACACATTTGAGATCTATTGCAAAAGTAGTTTCATGGCGTGTATTAATTACTGTAAGTCACATGGTTAATGCATTGATTGTAACTGGAAGTCTTTTGATGGGTTTAAAAATTGCTGGAATGGCCCTTGTAATTAACAGTACGTTATTCTGGATTCACGAACGACTATGGAATTACTTTCAATGGAATCGTCGCAAGGATGAACGTTTAGAATTTAGAGAAGGTCAGACTCGTTCAATCAGTAAAATTGTTACATGGCGTGTATTAATTACGGTAAGTAATTTTATTATTCCATTTATTATTACAGGAAGTTGGGGATCAGCCGCATTGTTCGCTGGGATGGCAACAGTTGTAAATATGATACTTTTTTGGAGTCATGAAAGACTTTGGAATTGGGTTAGATGGGGCAGACGTTCAGTTTAATTTATGATTCTTAAACGTTCCGAATATTTTATCCCAGATCGGAAAGAAGAGTCCGTAATTTTTTTCTGGATTGCTATGATGTACTAAATGGCTTTGTCCGCTAGTTAAGAAAGGATAGATATCAAACTTAGGATTGTGTTCTATCCTTTCTTGTATAAATGCTGTCCAAACATAATAGAAAGCAATAATCCACCATTGTCCTGTAATCCAACTGTAAATTAAACTCGGTATAACTTCGGTGATCCAAAGATCAACAGTGCTATTCCAATTATCGTTAAACAAGAACAGGTTCGACCAATGCCAATTAATCGGCGTTTGATTCTTTCTAACGGTATTTGAAACAAATTTATGATGGGCTTTATGATATGTTCTCACAATAGGAAGACGATGACCTATCCGATGGATCCAATAAAGGATAAAAGTCCACAATAAAAAATGAAAAATAATATTAATCATCGCCAATTATCGATAACTATTTTGTCCTGAACATCTGCAGGATTAGGACTGCCATGGAATACCGCTACACAACATTCGTTATCAATGTTCACATCATTCAATACAGTTTTAAAACCTCGTCTTCCGTCCCTTGACACTAAATCCTCTCGTCGACGAATTTCCCATTTGTAACTTTGTATCCATCGATCATTCCAGAAACGAATATCATTTTTAGCGATCTTCCAAATCCAATCTTGATCTCCATGTAATCTCATAGCATCATTAGGATTTTTTATAAATCTATCAAATATTTGTGAGTACGTTCCGTGAATCCAAGTCATAGCAGAGCTATTAAGTTGCTGCCAATTAGCATGAAATTTTCTATTAAAATCTCTTATACCGTAAAACTCTTTACCTATACCTGATACTAACTTATCAATGTTAGAAATAATAACAACATCAAGATCAAAAAACAGTATTCTTCCTTCTATATTTAGAGAAGGATCAAACATGTGAACCTTATGCCACCATTGTTTTCTATAATTTCCATTTTTTTGCACAATCGATGTAACTCCATCGATAGGATGTTGATCATCGGTTAGACAAACAAATTCATACGGTAATGTTAAATTTCTCGAAATCATATTACGCAAACGTTCGACATATTCACGACCGTACCCGTTGCCAAATCGGACACAGAGAACAGTTAATTTATTTTGATTTGACAAGATCATCTATAGCCTTAATATCGGATAGAATAGATTTCAAGTTAGTTAACGGAATCATGTTAGGACCATCACTAGGAGCCGAATCAGGATCTTCGTGTGTTTCTATAAACACAGCACTGACACACCCGGTTGCTACTGCCGCCCGGGCGAGATAAGGTACCATGGCTCGATCTCCGCCTGAGCTCGAGCCACGTCCTCCAGGCTGCTGGACAGAATGTGTAGCATCAAATACCACGGGATAACCAGTGTCAGCCATAATGGGTAAACTACGCATATCCACAACAAGATTATTATATCCATGAGTATATCCTCTTTCACATAACATTATTCTATGATTGCCCGTTGATGCAATCTTTTCTGCAACATTCTTCATATCATGCGGTGCAAGAAATTGACCTTTCTTGACATTAATAGCACATCCAGTGG